AGACCCGTATGCAAGTCAAGATATTTTTGAGGAATATATTTACTCAAATACTGGTGTAAGATTTAAACAGCCACTTATTCAATTGGACGATTTAAACGATGTTGTTATTTCAGCACCTTCAAACGGTCAATCTTTGGTTTATAATGGCACTACTTCAAAGTGGGAAAATTTAACTAGCTCTGCTACTGGTGGGGACATGACAAAGGCGGTTTATGACACTGACGCGGATGGTGTAGTAGATAGTTCCGAAAAACTTGAATTCATAGGCAAAAACTCAACGGGTGTAACTATTGGAAAAACTAAGGTAGTTTATATAAGTGGCGCTACGGGTCAAAAACCAAACATTACACTAGCGGATGCAAGTTTAGAAATATCATCCAGTAAAACAATCGGTATAACTAGAAATTCTATTTCACATAATACAGATGGATACGTAGTAACTCATGGAACTTTGCACGATGTAAATACTGCGGGTTTTGCTGATGGAGATGCTTTGTGGCTTTCTGAAACTGCTGGAGAGTTTACGAACATAATACCTAACGAACCGGCGCACGCTGTATTTATTGGTTACGTTGCTTATGCAAATGCCACGAATGGTAAAATTATTTTGCACATACAAAATGGGTACGAATTAAACGAATTGCATGGAGTTAAAATAACAAGTGAAACGGATAAGGATATAGTATATTACAATAATTCGACATCTCTATGGGAAAATGCGACTATTAGTGAAATATTGGGATACACTCCAGCGTCAGGAAGTAGTGAATTTATTTTTGTTTATTCTAAATCAAATTTACCAACTCCTTCAGGTGGTGTTATTACACTAGCGAATAATGTTACTTACTATTTTACCACTACAATAGATTTAACTGGGGATAGGTTAGTATGTGGTGTAAACACAACTATTCTAGGCGGTTCTTCCGAGAATTGTGTAATTAAATCAACTGGTTTAAGTAGTGCAACGGCTTTAATTACTTCATCCTATTCGTTGCCAATTAGAAATATTACAATTACACACGGAACGGCGTTAAATTTAACTGGTGATGGATCAACAACTGCACTAGATTGGTTCGGTGTAAACTTCACAAACTGCGCAACGGTTGGGCTTATATCCAATTACACGAATTTTATCATGAATGATAGCGCGTTTTTGAATTCTCAAGGACTTACATTCAATGGCACTATCGGTACTATCGGTATGACTAATTGTTTGTTTGACTGCGCTAGTGGTGGAACAGCTATAATACTACCTAGTACGTTAACAATTTCGCGTAGGTTTAGAATAATATACTCATCGTTTGTAGTATTGAGCGGTGAAACGGGTATAAATGCTTCTGACCTTGCTACTATTGGTGATGAAAAATATATTTTAGATACTGTTAATTTTTCAGGTGGTGGAACTTATTTAACGGGTTTAAATGCTACCTATAATAAATCTTTATTTGCGAATTGTGTAGGCATTACAAATACGTCTACGCGTGGATTTATGTACATGATTGACAACACTACAGCGACTGGAACAAATAATACGGCTCTTTGGTTTAAGGCTTTAGGTACAACTACAGCAATGGGTACAAATTCAAAATTTACCATGCCTACTTCAAATAGATTAACGTATACGGGAGCATTTAGTCAGTCATTTATGGTAACTGTTAATTGTAACGTTCGTACTTCTGTATCTACACAAAATATAAATATTGGAATTGCTAAAAATGGAACTATTATTTCAGAAAGCGCTATGACTATTTTGTGTGCTGCTGGTTCAACTCCATCGTTCGGAGCTACTCAAATTGTGGTTGAATTAACAACAAATGATTACGTTGAGTTATTTGTTCAAAACGCTTCAAGTGCAAACAATACTATTGTTTCAGATATGAACTTTAATTGTGTTAAGATTCCAGTATAGGAAGTATTGAACTAAACATAGACATTTCATGACCTACGTAAAAGTTAACGCCACGTTCGTTTAATTTCTTACGTAGGTTTCCGAAGTCTTTTAAAGCTCGATTACGTAAACTATCCGTATTAAAATTAGGATGTGTATTAAAATCAACTCCCCACATAACAATGTTTTTAGCACCTAGTTTATAGGCTAAATGTACAGCTACAAATGGAGATGTAATAGAATAAACAAACCTATCCGAATCAAACTCTTCTAACACTCCACGACCACGAGCCAATTCTATTAAAGTAAAATTCTTTACATAATTTCTATTGTCTTCTAATTGCGACCAAAACATAGCGTTTGAATTTTTATATGTATGGTGTCCTTCCTTATAAGCGTCCATAGGGTCAACTACTACTATATGGTCCGTTTCAATCCATCTATTCACGTCATTCACTCCGATAGTTACGTTTCCATCGTGTTTGAAAAACTCCTTTGATTCACCTTTCCCTATTACGTGTATTGTCATTTTCGTGTCAATTTTTACGCAAATATAAGAATTAATTTTATACACATGATAGGACACGTATACATAACTGGACAAATAGGTAATTCTTACGATGATAGCGGAAACGTTACGTCGAAGGGTGTTGAGCTTATTGATGTGGTTGCACAGATTCAAGATTTAAACGAAGTAGATGCTATTCATGTACATATTAATTCAGAGGGCGGTTACGTTTCAATAGGTCGCTCAATTGCTGAATTTCTTAAGTCGGTGCCTAATTGCTTTACAATTGCTGAAACTCTTTGTGCTTCAATTGCTACGGAAATACATTTAGCGGTTCCATTACAAAATAGAATGATTGTAGAAGGGACAACATACCTAATACATAATCCATGGTTACAGAGTGTAAGTGGTGATGCTAGCCAATTAGAGGAATACGCAAAAGGAATCAAAGAAACTGAAAGCGAAATGATTTCCATGTATGCGAAAGCTACGGGAGTATCAAAAGAGGCTTTGAGTGGTTTAATGAAAATTGAAACGTCGTTAACAAGCGAACAATGTTTAAAACTAGGTTTTGCAAGTGCGGTGTTGCCAAAGATGGAAAAGAGGGCAGTTGCTCTATTATATAACCAAAAACAAATAAATATGAAAAAACCTTTAATGGACAGATTGGCACTAGCTATGTCTGCGTTTACAGAGGCTTTGAAAACTAACGAACGTGAGGCAGTTGCTATGACATTCGTTACTGACAAAGGAACAATTATGACTTTATTCGCTGACCTTATGGTGGGTGACGCTGTGACAATGGAAGATGGAACAGTTGCCCCTGATGGCGAATACTTAGATGAGAGCGGTTTAAAAATCGTTGTTTTTGAAGGAGTTGTATCTGAAATCGTAGAAGCAGAAGACGAACAAGCACCTGAAATGGACGCTTTGAAAGCTGAACTTTCTGAATTAAAAGCGAAGTTTGAAGAGAAAGAAATTGAACTTGCAAAAGCTCAAGAAGTTGCTGAAACAGTAGTAGCGAAAATGGAAGAACTTGCAAAATTAGGTTCAAACTTTACCCCTCCAGTTGCAAAAGCACAATTTAGAAAAATCGAAGAACCTGCAAAGCCTAAAACAATGGCAGAAAGAAAAGCAGAATTAACTAACCTTAAAAAATAAAAAAAATGGCAGTAATTAGCTCAAGTGATTTAACATTTAACGGACAAGAAATTAGAGAAATTTCTGAAGCGTTATTTACAGGTGCATTTGCAAAACCTGATATTGCACAATTCCACGACATCGTTGAAGGAATCGTTGCTAAAAAACAAATCGTTATCCTAGGACGTATCAATGGTCTTTTAGGGAAAGGTACAAACGCATGTTCTGAGTCAGACGCAACAAATACAGTTACAAATACTGAGAAGTTTTGGGACCCAGCATATGTTTCTGACCGTTTAGCATTTTGTTGGAAAGATTTACAAAACACTTTCTTTATTTGGGGTGCTAAAAAAGGAATTGCAAAAGGAGATTTAACATCTACAGATTTATTAATTTATTTAGAGGAATTAGTAAAAGACGCTATCGTTGAAACAGTATATCGTTTAGCTTACTTTGGAGATACTGCAGCGGCTAATTACAATAGTTCTCCGGCTGGTGTAATCACAAATGGAACTGACCTAGCGTACTTCGATAAAATCGATGGTATTTGGAAACAATTATTCGCAATCGTTTCAGCTACTGCTGCGCGTAAAACTGCAGGTTTAGCAACTAAAAACGCTGCTGCTTCATTTGCATTACAAGCGTTTGATTCTACGGATACTACAAACAAAGTAGCTACGACAACTTTACAAAATATGCGTTACGGTGCTGACATGCGTTTACGCGGTGCTAGTGACTTGATTTACGTAGTTACTCAATCAGTTTATGACCAATACGAAAGAGAATTAATCAATTCTAATGTAGCTTATACAACTGAGCGTTTAGAGAATGGAATGTTAGTATTAAAAGCTGGCGGTATCGAAGTAGTTGCTTTCCAATTGTGGGATAGAATGATTACTACATACTTCTCAAATGGTACTAAATACTACTTACCTCACCGTGCAATCCTAACGACTAAAACAAACCTTAAAGTAGGTGTTGAAGAAGTTGGTTCTTTGGGTGAAACTGACGTTTGGTACGATAAAACTTTAAACAAAACGTATTTGAAGTTTGCGTTCGGAATTGATGCAGTAGTTGCTCAGGACGAATTAGTTCAATTAGCTTACTAGAAAATAACTAAGGGGAGCGTAAAACCTCCCTTTTTTTTACTCACATTAAAAAACTAAAAATATGGCTACAGTATGCGGACAAATCGCTAGCAACATTTTAAAGTCATGTACTAAACCATTACAAGGAGGTACAAAAGACAGGGCTTTGATTATTAATTTTGATGATATAGCTTCTATTGTTTACAATGCTACAAATGTTGCAACGGTTGAGGATATCGTTTTAAAAACAGGGAAATTAGCTTACCAAATCGATGGTAAAAACAATTCTATTGCTCCAAAAGCAATGCTTGTTAAACAAGGGTATGAAAACATGTTTGACCATTCGGTACAAATGAAAGGTTTTGATATTGCTCCAGAGATTAAAGAACAATTCAATTCAGCGAAAGATGGTCGTTTTGTTGTTATCGTTGAAAATTACTTCAAAGGTACTGCAGGAAATTCAGCATTTGAGGTTTACGGATTAACTTCAGGTTTAGAATTAACAGCGTTGGAACGTGACCCAAACAATGCGGATACTCAAGGTGCATTTGATTTTACATTCTCTACAGTGTTAAATAAAGAACCTAAATTACCTAACAATTTATTTATTACTTCATACGCTGCATCTAAAGCAGTAGTTGACGGTCTTTTGTCATAGTGTAATTCAAAAATAATATTATTTTTAGGGTGTGAAATTAATCGCACCCTTTTTTTATGACTGAAAAAATACAAGAAGTTTTAAGCTACGAAAAGACTAAGCAAGTTTGGAGGTCAAATCCAAATAGTATAGAATGGATTGAAGCAAATAAA